AGTAGTGTTCGAATATACAGAGGTGTGTTTGATGTTACCACAGGTGAACTAGTGGTAACTGCAGGTGTAACCAATCCAGCACAGGAATTCAGAGGCATGATAACAAACTATGGACTTAGTGAAGATCACGACCATCCTTCATTGAGTAGTTCAAATACCATAGTGTTCACTGTGGCAAGTGAAGTTGGTTTGCTCAACAACAAAACCACAGGAAGAAGAACCAATCCAACAGATCAAAGAAGATTCTATCCTACTGATCCTAGTATGGATAGGGTGCCCAATCTAATGCGTAGTCAATTCAACTTCGGAGCCCCTTCATGAGTTGGTTAAACGACATTGTTGGCAATGCCGGTAGCATTATTAAAAGTGTTGGTGGCTTTCTAGGATCAAACTCCATTGGAGCAAGTGTTGCCAAAACTGCATTGATGGGCTTTGCCTTAAACAAAGTCACTTCAATGATGAGCAAAGAAAACGATGCACAAAGAGCCGCTATCAAAACCACAATGGTTGATCCAGGAGTGGCAGTACAAGTTACACCAGATACTGAACACAGATTGCCAGTGTTGTATGGACAAGCCACACTAGGTGGTGTTGTCACTGATGCTTGGCTCACAGACAACAATCAAACCATGTACTTCTGTGTTGCAATTGCTGAACAAACAGGCAACTTGTTGAGCACCAGTTCAGCCAGTTCATATGTGTTCAATGATATCTACTACAATGATCAAAGATTGGTATTTCAATCAGGTGGTACTGATGCAGACTATGGCATTGACAGAGAAGGCAACAGAGATGAATCAGTAAAGGATCTAGTTGAAGTCTATTGCTTTGCTGGCAGTTCAACTGCACCTGTTGTTCCAGAATACTACACCAATGCAGGATTAGCCAATGCTTACAATATCATGCCAAACTGGGGTGCAACCTTTACCATGAGCAACACATTGTTTGCAATTGTCAAAGTTACCTACAGTAGAGACAAAGGTGTTACTGGTGTACCAAACATGATGTTTACAATAACAAACTCAATGAAACTGCCTGGAGATTGTTTGTATGATTACATGACAAACACTCGCTATGGAGCAGGGATAGCCAGTACAGATATAGGAGCATAAACAATGGGCTCACTAGCAGATCTAAACACATACAGTGCAACCACTGTGACTTTTACCACAACAGACCTTGACATATCAATTGATACTGGTGTGGCATTCAATGTGCCTTACATAACCTATGACCTAGCAAAGACAATTGGTTCAAGTGCAACTGCAGGAGCACTAATAGATATCACACATCCAAACTGCACTGTGGCATTTCCAAACATAGCCAATGCAACCAACACACTAACAGTTACCACAGTGAGTAGCACAAACACAACCATATCAGGTATGAAAACATTTCAAGATTGGACCAGCAGTTTCTCTGTTGCCACTTGCAGTGCCGCAAGTACCACAATAACAAATGTGTTCAAGGATGTTGGTGCGACTGCTGACTTCACCCTGGTGGTAAATGCCACATGAGTACTCTTGCTGAACTAAACACCTACAGTGCAACCTCCGTAGTTGCCACTGCAACTGCAACTGCCACATTCAGCAAAGGCAGAAAGAATACTGTTCCGGTGTCAACATGGGATGTCGCCAAAGAACTAGGCACACTAGGATCAACAGGCACACTCACAGTCAACCATGTGTTTCTCACAGGCTATACCAGTTATACCTACCGCGACATAGTGTTGAATACCGCAGTAACACCAGACAACACTGTAACACTAACCGCAGTAAGTGGCACAGAGTATACCATAACAGGAATAAGCACACAAAGTGATTATCTATATGGTAGTGTGCTAATGGACATGTCTGAGGACTGCACAATCAGTGCAAGCAATCCAGATATAACATTAAGAACAACCATTACCAGTAGTGCTAGTTCAAGAACATTTGTTATCAACACAACCATCACTGTGGTAGACAATCCACAACTGTTACCACCACAAGGTGACTTGCCTAATATTGTATTCACTGCTGATGCAACTGTTGCCATAGGAACACTTACACCAAAAATATTTGACAGTGTTAGATCACAACAGATACCAGAACAGTATGGTATTAGAAAACAGTTTGATCTAGATGGCGGCGGGGACAGTTCAATAGCAACTGCCGCTTCATATTTTGGCACAAAAGGATTAAGCATACTTGGCACAGGATCAATTGGTGCAGTATACACAACACCAATTAGTCTAGATAGTGACTTTACCATAGAAGTTTGGTGGAAGAGAATAACCTCTGGTTCAACTCCTTATACTGGCCCAGCATATCATTATCTTGGATTAACTACAGATTTAGCCACCGACACTAATATAGCCGCTAATACCGTTACTGTTTTCGTAGGACCTACGCCTCCTAACATTGCATATGGATCAACAAGGATAACTGCTAACAAATTTGGTATTGCGAGCAGTAATGGCACAGGTACCGCCCCAGCAGATTCTGTTGGCGTTAATGTATTTCAAGCGGATACCTGGCAACACTATGCCATCTGGAGAAAAGATGGTTTGATTAGACACTCATTGAATGGTCAAATTATGACTGTGGACGGTCTAGGTAATACCAGCAAATCAGATACGCAAACTTTTACTATTCCTGGTATTTCGTTAGGACAAGGTGGTAATGGGCTTGATGTCTATTTTGATGATTATAGATTGAGTAATGTGGCGAGATACGGAACCACAAACTTTACACCAACACCAGATACTTTTAGCAAAGATGCATCAACACAGTGTCTGCTAAACTTTGAAAGCAACAACGCAGGTTTGACTGCAACTTTTGATGCCAGTGACTTTCAAGGAAATATTGTAGATCCACATATAAAAGAAAACAATCTCTATACACTAGACATTGTTACAGAAGACTCACCACAGACAATACTATTAACCACAACCAGTACTGAACCATTGAATCAATTCAGTGTGCCTTGGAATTACTATGATACATTCGGAAGTCTAAAATATATTGGCACACGAGAAGCTATCAACAGTTATCTTGCATCAATGAGCATAACCTATAACAAAACCTACACACCCGCCACAACTGAAATAGATTTTTATGATCCTTATGGTGATTTAACTCCAGCCTACCGTATAACTTGTGCAAACAACACAATAACAATTCCTAGTAACGCATCCGCAGGTCCTGGGCACATACTGTTTGATTTCACTGGCACTGCTCCAAACAGGCTTTACTATGATACAGTTGAAACTATGGAATTTGTGGCAAATCAAACTGGTACTGTATATCATGGAAATAGTTTCTGGTCAGGTTCTTCCGAACCAGGACTTGATCTTAAGATATTCAACAGCACTAACACTTTCTTATATGGAACCGACGCAACTCCTGGTTATGGCGTGCAAGTAACAGGCACTATTAATAGTGGATTTAATCATTATGCAGTTACCAAGCGACCAATCCTGGGCACAGTATATCTGATTTCTGATTTACCCTCAAGTGGAAATACAACGGGTGATGCATATATTGTGTCTAGTGCTGGAACCGAGGTGTATGTGTGGAATGGCAGTGCTTGGTACAGTACACTGCAAAAGTCACCACAGTACAAACTTTGGGTTAATGGTGTAGAGCAGAAACCAGCATATGATTATGATAACAGTGTTAGCATTCCAGACGGATACATCTATGGTACGCTTTTTAACCGATTTGCAATAGCCATAGATGCCAGCAGTACCAGTCAAATGCAAAAACTGCGAGTTAGTTCCTCTGTGAGATATACTGAAAACTTTGATAGTACAGTGTATCAAAACAACTTTGTACCACTGGACAGTGATACTATCTGTTTGTTTAGATTTGATAGTTTCACTGCATCAACATATCCACCAACATCACCTAGTCTTGGACATGCTGATGCCGCAGTATTCCCTGCACTTAGTTCAAGCCCAAGAGAGATAACTTATACGCTTACCAACCCTATTGGATGCGTAACTACAGTAACACAGCCTTATGTAGAGGACACAGAATAATGACAACCACAACACTACCAAATAGGTATCAAATCAACGGATTGGTTGATACCAACAACAATGTTCTTGCCAACATGGAAACACTTGCCACAACTGCTGGCAGTTTGATCAGCTTTGATGCAACCGAAGGCAAATGGAATGTGGTAATACTGAAAACAGAAACAACCACAAGAACATTCACAGACTCAGACATAATTGGCGGAATAAGCGTGAATGGTTCAGGACTAGATGAAATGTACAATAGTGTAATGGTGGAGTTTCCACTTAGAGACACTGCTGATGAAGTTGACTTTGTTAGAGTGGCATTGAGTGCTTCAGATAGAAATCCAAATGAACCAGACAATGAACTAGTAATACAGTTGGCACAGTGCAATGAACCTGTTCAAGCAGAAATAATTGCACTACAAGAACTTAAACAGAGTAGAGCAGACTTGATTGTTACCTTTCAAACAGATTGGACTGCTTCAGATATCAATCCAGGTAATGTTGTTGGTATTACAAACACACCTTATGGTTGGAGTTCAAAACTGTTTAGAGTTATTACCATTGAAAGAGTAGAAGATGGTGCAATCACATATTCAATAACTGCTCAACAGTATGATCCATTGGTGTATGATACATCAAACCTAAACAGATTTGTTAGATCAGATAGAAATGGTATTAGAGCCGCAGGTGCCATTGGCACACCAGTACAACCACAGGTAACTGATTTCAAATTGGTTGCAAGACCAAGACTTAGCATTGAAACCACAGTACCAAGTGGACTAGTTGAAAGCATGGAGTTTTGGATCAGCAGTGATGGCACAAGCTATTCACAGGTAGCAGAAGAGTTTCCTGTAGGTGGAGGTAACTTTCCTCCAGGCACAACTGTAACCACAGACTTTGATAGACTGGATGGACAAAATGTTTATGTAAAGACAAGAGGCATGAACTCAACCACAACTGGACCATTTTCACCAGCAAGTACACTGCTTGCCTTTGTACCACAACAACAAACTGATGCCATTGGTACTGTTACAGATGTTGTTGACAACACTGGTAGTAGTCTATTGGGATTGACTGCGGCAAATGGATTGATGGCAATTCTCAAAGGACTTATAGACGACAATGAAAGTGGCAATAACGCATACACTGGCACACCAGGATTGTTCAAAGAGTTTGAAACAACCTTTGGTACTGCAACTGGTGGTAAATCATTAACTGGTTTGAGTGAAGTTGACAATGTGTTTACCACAATCTCTGCATCAACTGTGGGCACACAATTGGCGGCTATGAGTGCTGGTAGTAACAGTGATTTGGTTTACGATGGAAACAATACCAACGATGTTACCAAGCAAATATCCACCAGTACTACAATACCCGCAGGTTACACTGCAATCAGTGCCAACATAGAAACACCGACAGTGACTGCTCAATGGAAATATGTTGACCACACTGGATCAGTTATCACTGCCCCTGCACAGGCTTTACAACCAGCATTTAATGTTAGTCTTCGAATTGGTGCAACACTGGCATCTAGTACAATAGTAACACAAGCAACTGTTGACTGGACCAGTAACTATGTGAAACTATCCTTGCCAAATCCATCTGCTGGTACATATTATGTGGCGTTACAAATTATACAAACTTTAGATTTGAATATGAACTATACTGGAAGAACTGCTCCTGTTGGTGGTGGCGCAGTACCAGCGAACGAGATATTTTTGAATAATTTTACCACATTTGCTGGAACTAGCGATTGTACAATAAACTGGGAGCTTGTGAGAGACTAATGAATAGATATTTTTATAATGCACAAGGAACTATCACTCAAGTTTCTTTTGCCAAAAAACCAACACTGTTACCTGCATCATCGTCAGACAGTGTAGGATATATTGATGCAGAAGAAACTGTACCTGCTGGTGATTATAAAGTAGATTTAACTACCTACACACTGGTACCTAACAGTCAATAAATAACAACAGTGCAAATGCCACAGTATTTGCATTATCGCCCAAAGGAGATACGGCATGGCCGGAGTACTAACATTTAGCCAATATATTGGCGGCCCAGATCAATTGATCATGGAGCAATCTTTTCCCAGTAGTCAAAGAAGTGTGATTTACAATTACGGAGTGGATGTAAGCACATACACTTTCTCAGCTGAATACCAAACAGTTGTTGTAGATGCAGTCACATTCAACAGAAACACTGGGGCACCAAATTTCGCAAACAGTAATGTTATTGGAACTTTTCCAAAAGTAGATGTTACAGGATCAGATGTACCAAGCATCATTAACTCAACTGCAGGTACAGTTGTGGTAAACTTCCCTGCTAATATGTACACAGGACCACTATACCCAGATGCACGAAAGAATGTGCCAATTGTGGTGTTTGGTTTCACATGGAATGTGCCGAATGTGGGAGTAACACAAATCCTAGTACATCGTTGGGCATTTATGCAAGCATGGGAGCCAGGCGTAACACCAGGTGACCCAACAACTGAAGCAGATTATACAGGAATAACAATATGAGTGCAACAATATCAGGATCAAGTGCCAATATTACTATATCAACTGAAGCAGTTGTTATACAAGGCGAAAACGGAGATACAGGCCCACAAGGGCCACTCGGAGCAACAGGCCCACAAGGGCCAACAGGACCAAGTGGAGCGGCTGCGGCAAAAGGCGACACAGGACCAACAGGAAACACAGGACCAGCAGGACCATCAGGCGATACTGGACCAACAGGATCAACAGGAAGTTCAGGAGCTACTGGACCTGCAGGGCCACAAGGTTCAACAGGTCCAACTGGATCTCAAGGTTCAACTGGACCACAAGGAGTTGGCAACACAGGACCAACTGGTCCAACAGGTGGTACAGGAACACAAGGTGCCACTGGACCTACAGGAGCACAAGGCGCTGAAGGAAACACTGGTCCACAAGGATCTGGTGGAACTGGACCAACTGGACCTACCGGAATACAAGGTGCTACTGGCCCATTAGGCGTAGGTAACACAGGACCTGAAGGCCCAACAGGACCAACAGGATCAACAGGTGGCATTGGTAACACAGGGCCAACAGGCACTGGCACACAAGGCGATACAGGACCAACTGGTTCAACAGGTGGCATTGGTAACACAGGACCTACTGGTATTCAAGGAGCTACTGGCCCTACAGGATCAACTGGCGGAATTGGTAACACAGGACCACAGGGTATACAGGGCACACAAGGTGCTACTGGACCAACAGGTAATACTGGAACGCAGGGTGCAACAGGACCAACTGGAGCACAGGGCAGTGAAGGTATACAGGGTGCAACTGGACCTACTGGATCAACAGGTGGCATTGGTAACACAGGACCACAAGGTATACAGGGCATTACAGGTGCAACTGGACCTGCTGGTGCACAAGGTGGACAAGGCGATACAGGCCCAGCTGGTATTCAAGGCGCAACAGGTCCAACTGGAGCAACTGGAACATTTGGCGGAACACTAACACAGAACCTAGATGTAAACGGATTTGATATACTAAGTGCCAGCAATGGCGACATTGATATTATTCCAAACGGAAGTGGTGTAGTCAATCTTGAGAAAGCTAAACTAACCACATTCAAGGAAGTGGTATATGCAATTGGCACAACATCGGGTGCAATTACACCTACTATTGGCAACGGCAGTATACAAAGTATCACACTGAATGGCGATTTAACATTCTCAGCAATCACTGGTATTACTGCAGGTAACAGTTTCACATTGCTAGTAACACAAGATGGCACAGGATCAAGACTGTTAACTTCAACAATGAAGTTTGCAGGTGGTACCAAGACGCTATCAACTGCGGCAGGTTCAATTGATGTTATCAGTGTGTTCTATGATGGAACCAATTACTATGCCAGCTTAACATTAGGATATGCATAATGCCGTTTGCAAGTAGAGGTGGCTTCCTAGCACAGCCGGCAGCGGTCAGCGGTGGCCGAAGAGAAGGTGCCGCAAGTACCAATACAGGTATGACTTGGGGTGCAAACTCAGGTTCAACTACCAGCACAACCTATGCAAAATATGGTTCAAGCAGTTACTATACAAGTACCAATAGCACTGAAATTTATACTCCCAATAATCCCTCTTTTATGAACTATGGAACTGGTGACTTTTGCATTGAGTGGTACATGTATATTCCTACTCTAGCTGGACACAGTGCCAGTTGTGATTTGACTAGTCAAAATGTCACGCAAGGTTTTGGTTATAGACTGGGAAGAAGATACAACAACAGTGGTTTAGGTAGTGGAGCCAGTGCCAAATACATCAACATATTTGCTAGAGGTTATGCTGATTTGGAATATTGGGATATCTCAACAGGATCATCAGGAGATGCAACCTGGCAAACAGGCAAATGGTATTTCTGTGTAATGCAAAGAAAGAATGCAAACATGTCATTCTTTCTAGATGGTGTTCTAAAACCTGTTGCCGGAATCAATCACGCATCATTAACAGGCGATACTTTTAACTTTGCCAGTAGTACTGCAGGAACAAATGTCAATTGGGGAACTGCTGATGGTGGTAACGGAGCAGGGCCAATATACACTGATGAGGTTTGTTTTAGTAACACCTGGAGATACGATGACACAGGTGATATTACAACATTACCAAGTGCGGCATTCACAGTTGATGAATATACTGATATGTTGTTGCACATGGAAGGCAGCAATGGCGGTACCTCATTTACAAATGATCAAGGCTAGGGAAAAACAAAATGTGGTATAGATTATTAATAAAAGCAAATGACGGAACTGACTTTGGATATCAATGGAAGGAAATTGATCTCGAACTGTTTACCAGCATAGGCACTGGTGCTAATCCAGAAGCTGATGCACAAGCACAAACAAGAGATAGCACAGATGCTCAGTGTCATGCACCTGAATATCGCACACTGTATTATACGGCAGTGTGGAATCAAGACACAAACGACTGGACAAACTCAATAACAGATCCAGCCACAGACTATGAGGCTTGGGGTCTCGATGCCCCAGGTGCGTAGTAGGCTTGAAAAAACAAACCTAGAAGCACATGTTGATTTGTGTGCTGAACGCTATGATCGCATGGCAGATCACATACAACAACTAGACAAGCGAATCACTTCAATGGAAACAGTGTTGATTGAAATACGCAATGATCTACAAAAAATCCGCTACAGTGAAAGTCGTCGTTGGAACAGTGCAAAGGATTGGCTGATTGGTGTATTGGTTACAGTGTCAGGTTTTCTCATCATGGAACAGTTTTTCTAATTTGAAAAGTCTGTTGTTTCAGTGGTTCTCACTTTACAAGTATTGCAAATTTCTTTCCACCATCCCTTTTGTTTGACAATTGAACATTTTCTCTGTGTGGTTACAGTTTGACTGCATCCTCTACCAGGGCAACTCATCGGCTTTGTGAATATTCGTGTTACCACGGGTCTATCATCAAATTCAAATTTATATTCACACACTTGATCTAATTTTTGTAAAAACAGTATTCTATCCATAACAGTATTTACGGAGAGCTTGACAAATGGGAATATTTACAGTATAATAGTTGAATACTAAATAGTATTGTACACAACAAAGAAAAAACAAAACCGCCATATTTTGTTTTACTTCCTTTTTACCACTCTTATAAACTAAAAGTGTTGTGTACCCAGAATAGGTTCCTAGTAGTTCCTAAGCTGACATAACAAACTAACCTCCTAGTGCTTAATCCCTTTTGCTACTAGGAGGTTTTTCTTTGTCCAAAACACCTAAAAAGGTTGACAGATACTGTATCTGTGTTAATATAAGTTATAGTTAGAAAACAACAACAAAGGGAAAATAAAATGGCACTTAAAGCAGAAATTTTTGAACTTCACAACGCAACACTGCGAACAGAGTTACACGCACTTTATAAGCGAGAGTTTGGTAAGCACATTTCTTATAAAGAAATAAATCATGCATATAAGAAAGCGTGTCGTAAATGGACTCGTGGCGGACAAGTTAAATTAGCACTTGGCTTGATTAGCGAAAAAACTACATTGTTAGAAATGTTGTCAGAATTGACAGATTTGACAGTGAAAGTCTTGAACAAGAAATATCGTGTTGACTGTCAAGTTAATCTTGGCTTAATGGAAAATTAGCCTAAACACACAAAAAGGTTGACATACAGCATATATGTGTTATGCTGTATGTACAGTTAGAAAACAACAACAAAGGGAAAATAAAATGTCAAACATAGAAAAACAAATAGCAAATTGGGCAACTAAGTGGAAAGATGTTGTAGGCACTACCGGTGATCCACTTCCTTTAGGATGGGTTGACGCAGTTTGCGACAGTGGCATTTCACTAGACGGTGTTGCCGAGTCTGAAAAACATTTAGATTATACTACAGTAGATCTTCCAATTACTGATAGTATGAAAGATGAATTTTGGGACATTATAGAAGAAAATGACTTAGGTGACGAAGAAGAAGTGCTAGGTGATTATGCAGATATTATTAAAGAATCAGTTCTGTAAATAGGTTGACTTCACGGAGAAGTGTGTTATAATACATGTATAGTTTAACAAAAAGGGAAAATACAAAATGGCTATAGTTTACAAAGGCAAGGCAAAACAGTTACCATACAGTAACCAGTTCAATGACTTATATGCGTTGGTTAGAGCAGAAGGTTACAAACAATTGGAAATAGTATTTAGAGCACCAGATCCTGCACAGTGGCAAAATCACCTATCTTTGAGAGCAGTGAGGTTCTTTCCAGCTTGTACAGAGAATGATATGCAACCTACTGTGACAGTTAATGTTGCATATGATGACATCTATGAGATACTAGAAAGGCAGTTGTTAGAAAACAAAGCCTACCAGCATAAACTACAAAGTTTGAATTAACCCTGGAAAAACCCTGTCTACTGGTCATAACAGACGGGGTTTTTTTACCAGAAAAATTAAAAGTCATGATCGAAGAACCTTCAGCTACATTGGTACCAGAACTATATATTTGTGAAGTCGTCGACGGTCGATTGCTTTACCCTGTGCAGTGTCTAGCCATTGTGCAGGGTCCTTACCACAGAGAAAGAACACAAGATGCAACCATTTGAATACTATCTAAACAATCCGCATGAACTAATTGCACAGGCAGAATCAATCACACCTATGGATATAGTATACCACAGTCACAGAGTGTTTGTGAAGGATCCACAAGTAACTGATTTAGAATCAGTGGATCATCTGTTTGCTTCAATGGGCTTGTTACAATTGTACTATGTGATTGAAGACTATGAACAGTGTAAAATCATGCATGACCTCCAAAACACCTAAAAGAGGATACAGATATGCAAAATAAAGACTACTATGATAGGATACTTCCAAGACATTACATGACTCCAAGCAGATTTATGGATATCATGCAGGAGCAAACTGCTGTTCGTGACAGTGAAGATATTGGAGGTACTGTAGGTTACATGTTGGCACAACTTCCACAGCCAGAGTATGTGCCTAATCAATATCCTGAAACATTGTACACATATGATCTTGCAAAATTAGATGCTAGGCGTAAGGCATTCACTGTTGACGCAACACTGGATGGATTTGTTGCTGAATATGGTGTTGACGATGGTACAAGTTTTATTGCACTGTGTGAACTTGCTGATCAACCAGTATATGGCTTTGATGCATTTGAAGGATTAGCAGACGGTGGCAAATGGCGTGGCGGAATAGAACATCAAGATCAGTTTCAGCATGCAGGTGATATTCCATTCTCTGTTCCAAGCAATGGTCGCATCATAAAAGGTTGGTTTGACGAGACACTTCCTAACTTTGACTATGATAGGTTGCCAGCACGTTTTGTTAACATAGACTGCGATAATTATAATGCCACTGTATGTGTACTTGACAATATTAAATCACATATTGTAACTGGTACTGTAATAGCATTAGATGATTACTTTAATGAATATAAGTTCCGTGGTGAATCACAATTTGGTGCATGGCATGAGTTTGTTAAAGCGAACAATGTCAAGTATGAATACTTGTACTGCGTTGCTCCAGCTGTAATAGTAAAAATACTTTAATCTACTTTACTGCGTCATTTAAACTGTCTATTACACTGCCGATGTTTGGTACATCACCGTAGGG